CGTCCAGGGCGCGGACGCGCCGAACTCACCGGCGGTCGGCTGGTCACCTACGCGCCCATTGTTGCCCGCGCGTTCCTCGGCGACTTCCTGGTTACGAGCCAGGAAGTACCCCGCCGGGTTCGCGGCCAGGCCGACCATATCCGCGACGGCGGCAGGGCCGTTCTCGCCGATGGCACCGGCAATGTTGGCCAGGGACGGGTCTTCAATCGCCCGGCCTACTGTGTAGTTGGGGACGTAGCCAAAGTCGTTTCCGTTGATCGCGTCGCCGATCAGCGTCAGAGCGTCGGCCGGAGCCAGCATGCCGATATCTGCGTTGGACGGCAGCGAGATACCGGCAGCGTCGAAGCCTGCGTCTACCGCCTGTCCGCCGTAACGCATGACCGAGCCGACACCCTGGACGAAGTTACCGCCCAAGGTGGTCGCACGGTGGCCGACGTTGCGGATCGCGTTGGAGAAACCGCCCGGGGCCTCCTGTTCGGAGCCTGCTTCTACCGCCTCTCTGCTCCCACCTCGGCTTCCTCCCCGACTTGCGGCTCGATCTCGTCCACGACCATACCCGCCACTACCGCCACCGGGTTCGGAGCCTGCGGACGGCGGTTCAACGCCGTGTTTGGCAAACAGGTCCGTTCCTCCGGAGTCCGGCTGCGTCGGCTTCTTTGGGGGTGCAACGCCGTGTTTCTCAAACAGGTCCGCCATATATTAGACTCCGGGTTTTGCGCCGAGGCGCTGCATGACTTCTTCGACAGAGATACCGTGCTTTTTGGCGGTCGCTTCCACTTCGCTCATTGGAGTGGCTTCGCCGTTGATGATCACGGTTTCGGCGCTACCAGTTTGTGCGGGCGGCTCGTCCTGGCCCTGGCCTTGGCCGTCCCAGGTAAGCGCGGCAGCTACGTCCGGCGAACCTCTGGGCAACCAGTCGTAGTTGTCTTCGGCCTGCTGCGCCTGGACGTTCATGCCTTTCAGGGCGGATTGCATGTACGCGGCCATCGGCAACGGCGCTCGGTTCGCTTCCCAATCGCTGATATACATATCGCGGGCGCGCTTTACGGCGGTCGGCACCAGGTCTGCGGCCAGGCTGGTATCTACCCCGACGCTGCCGTCCGGGCCTTCCACGGTTGGTGCGCCCATGTCTTTCAGTTGAATAAGCGCCTGTTCTTCCAGGATGCCGTACAGTTCTTCGTTGCGCTTCACGTCCATTACGTCCATCGGCCCGCCGTCGCCACCGCCGGAACCGGAGCCACCGCCGTCCAGGTCGTTCGGCCAGCCGTGTCCGTAGCGGTACTTGCCGAGGTCTTGAATGGACAGGTTGCCCATTTGGTAGTCGTTCGCCAGCACTTCGCCAATGTCCAGGCTTTCACCCAACCGGGCCGTCTCGTCCGCGCCCAAGCCTTCGTTACCGGCTTGCATAGCCGTGTACTCGTCGGTCGTGGGCCGGTCTTGAATCTGGTAGGCGTCCCCGATAGTCCGCTCGCCACCCTGCACCTGTCCGGCCAGCAAGCCTTCCAAGGTTCCGGCCAGTTCCATTTCGGCAATGTCACGCGCGTTGGTGTTGTCCATTTGGGTCGTGCGGACGGCGTTCGTGTTCTTGCTGTCCTGGACCATCAGGGCTTCGGCGATACTCTCCTGGGCGTCTCGCTCGCTGATCTGGTTGCCTTCACCAAAGGTCAGGGCCGTATCGGCGTCCAGGTCACCGGCATTGGCACCGGAGATAAGAGCGCGCTGCTGGCCCGCGTCAATCCCGCCGTCCATCATGCGGGCACCACCCCATCCCTGAGCGAAGCCAGGCAGTGCGGACATAACGCCGTCGTCGCCGGTCCGCATGACATGGGCGTAGGCGGCTGCGGGGTTGTCGTTTTCCAGGGCGCTCGCGGCGGAGTCGTTGAAGGCCCGGTTTTCGCGGCTGAAACGGTCCGCCTGTTGGGTCGATTTAATGTCCGTCAACGCGGCCTGGTACGCGGCTTTCTTCTCCGGGTTCCCGGCGATGATCTTCGCCAGGTTGCTGCTGGCCTGCGCCCATGCCGGGTCGCCGAAAGGATTGGAACGTCTCATAGTGGCCTCACTTAATAGACAATCATCGGAGCGCGGGAAATCTTGGAGCCGGTACTGACACCCGCCACCGTGCCGGGACCACCCGCACTGGCAACGGTTGAGCCAGCACCGGCACCGGCAGCTGCGGACGGAGCAAAGAAGCTACCGCCCCCGGCGAGCATCCCGGAGCCGACGCCTTGCGCCAGTTGCGCGGCAATCTCCAGCCCGCGTTTCTTACTCATGGCGTCTTCTTTCGCGGCCTGGATTGCCAGCGGCATCCGGGCTTCTTCGCCACGGGCGATCTGCTGGTTCGCCTGAATCTCCCCCTGGGCCGGACGGAATATGCGGTTGTTGCCATTCAGCACGTCCCCCAAGGAGTCCATTTCAGCGGCGGCTCTGCGGCGTCCGGCGCTTTCTTCATCGTTGGCCTGGCGCTCGCGGTCGACTGCCTTGCCGATCACACGTCCGGCTGGTCCGTCCATACCGGCACTGTTGGCGTCGTTGTCTGTGGGTTCCGGGCGGTTGGAGTTCGCTTCCATCCGGGCAACGCCTTTTTCGACTTCTTTGGCCTGGGCCGCTTCGACCTCGCCGCGCCCGACGGCGGCTTCCTCAAGGGCCTGGCCCAACGTCTTCCGGCGCTGGTCGTCTAGCTCCGCTTGCTTCTGTTTGGCCTGGTCAAGAATGGTTCGGGTCTGGTCTGCCAGGTCGTCCGCGCGGGACTTTTGGACGTAGGTGTTCGCGCCGACACCACCGGCCAGCAAAAGCGCACCAAGAGCAAGGGTTCCGAGTGCCATGTCTGTTCTCCTTACCCAGTGATATTTTTGCCGCTGGACGAGCGGGATGGGTTAGATGCGTAGGCTTGTTCTACCTGCCGACGTGCCGCTGCCCGGTCCCGGCCCCCCTGGTAGGCACCGACTCCGCGCGTAGTCTGTTCAAACATATTGCCGAGCGGGCTGTAGCTGTCCGCCGTGTTGAGTACGTCCGCCACACTGCCAAGCTGTGACCGGATGGCCGTGGGGTCGGCGGTCGACTGAATCAGGCTGGTCAGGTTCGCCCGTTGTCCGGCAACCGCCTCGCGGGCACCGTCCGCAAAGTTATCACCACGGCGGGCTACATCGTCGCGGGCCTGGGTTCGCTCCCTGTCCAGGGTGCCGAAATCCTCCACGGCTGCGGACGAGTTGAGCAGGTTCGCGTCGGCCAGGCCGTACAGCAACCCCTCCTGGGCGTCCCGGAACTGCCGGGTCACCTGGGGGTTTGCGAAGTCCTCGTAAGCGTCCGCGCGCTTGTTGTAAAACCGGTCGTCAAAGCCGGAGTAGGCTTTGCCGTCGACCACACCGCCGTCAAAGAAAGCATCGACGTTATCCATGCCCTCCCGGACTCGGCGCTCGCGCTTGGCATCCTGTTTTTTCTGATACCGGAGCGAGTCTTCCGCTGCATCACTTCCGCCGCCACCACACATTAGCCCACCTCCATAAACATCACGGACCCGGCCACCTGGAAGCCGTACCGTCCGAGCTTCTTAGTGAACAGGTCGTCCGGCGCACCCGCGCTGTTGCAGATCGTGATTCGTCTCGCGCCGTTCTCTGCTGCCCACATGCAAAAGTGCCTCAGTAGCTCGTCCGTTACGCGGAGTTTCACCCCCCGGTACTGCGGACGGACGAACAAGAATTTGTCTTCCGCCACGGCCTCCTGGGAGAAAAACGCCCGCGACAACTGTCCGCCTATTGCACCCATTGTATGCTCATTGCTGTCGGCTAACCAGACGCAACCGGTCCGCGAACGAATCAGCCCGCGCAGTGTCTCGGTCGTCACCCGTTCATCGAACGGCAGGTCTCGGAAATTAGATTCTTCGTGCATCACCCGGCCCATGTTGATCAGGGTCGGCAGGTCTTTCTCTGTTGCCAGTCGAATCTCCATTAGCTTGCGTCCCCTGAGTCGTAGTGCATGATTACCTGGCTGAGTTTTGCAGGCTTGTCGCCAACGGACTTCAACCGCAGGCCAAAGTGAGTAGACGTGGCGATGGCGGACAGTGTTGTCTCCAGGCCATAGGTCGAGCCCTCGATTCTGCCGACGTATTCCTCGTACACCGGCAGGGTCGGGTCCGGACGAACAAACACGTCCCACTCGCCCTCGCACCCAATGTCCAGTGACATGAGTTGTTTGGTGGTGCCAGGGGTGCCCGCGTCCGCGAACGGCAAGATCACGTCTACCTGGCTGTCGTCGTACTGGTCATTGGACACGCCGCCGTAAAGAAGCACCTCGTCACCAATCCGGACAAAGAACTGCTGCGACGTAGCGGCCATGTCAGACACCCGCCCGCCCAGGGAATAGGTCGACCAGGCGCTTATCTTGCTGCCGGGGAACTGGCTGTAAACGTAAACCCGTTCGCCAACCGCCAGCGCGTACCGTCCGTCTCCCGGCTCCACGGCGCCAACGGCTTCGGTTCGGTCCCTGGCAGGCAACTGGTTCAAGTACGCCGTCACCTCGTCGTCTATCGGGGTGCCCACGTCCGCGCTCGCGGCCACGTTGGAACTGTCCCGCGCCCGGAGCGACCGGATGCCGGACTGGCTCAAGAAGAACACGTCCGACTCGCCGTAGCTGACGACCGTCCGGGGCGACGACGTGCCGATGTTGCGTAGTAGCTGCAACTGGCGCATCTGTGCCACGTCAAAGGCCAGGGAACGGATATGGACGGCCTGGCGGGAGAACACGGCAAGCTCGCCCTGGTACGCGGCGACGGCAGTCAGGTTCTCGGAGCCGGAATCCTGGGTCGACAGGTTGATAAACCCGGCACCGATACCGCCGGAAATATCCCATCGGGTCGGGTCCGGCTGCGGAATGTTGCCGGTCTCTCCTGGGTCCGTAAAACCGGAGAACCGGAGCAGCGATTGGGACGTGCTGAACACGCGGTCTTGCAGGGTGTAGGCGGTTACGCCCATGCCGGTCGCTCGGCCCTCTACGCGCAGTGGCTCGCCGTCAATTTCCAGTTCGTAGACGCGGCTGTTGCTGAACCCGGTTTCAATGTCGATTCGGCTGATCTGCGGCATGGTCTCAGTCGGCGCCTGGGGTAGGGTCACGAAGACGCCGGACGTGTTGCTCGTCAGAGTGAATGGTTCGTTTGCGGCCTTGCCGGTCACCGTGATTACCGTCCCGTCCGGGACCGCGATCAGGCCAAAGTCCGTCCGCAAACGGTCCGCCAGAACACGGGCCAGGGCATCGTTGCCGGAGACTTCATCCGACACCGTATCCCACTGGACCAGGCGTTCGCCGTCGTAGTAGTGGTCAATCGCGCCATTGCTGAACTCGGCCACCACGTAGACCTTGCCGTTAAAATTCGACGCGGCCAGGATACGGCGGAGGGTAATACCGATGTTGGTGTTCTCCGGGGCAAGCTGCTGGTACTTCACCGAGCTAGGCACCCCCGCTGGTACTGGTCCCGCGCCGAACGTGTATAGCTGGTCGCCCGCGATGTGCAACCCGGCTGTGCCTTCCGGCGGCAACGAAGCATACGTGGTAAACGCACGGCGCTTTTCGACCTCACCACCACGGGTGATGTGCGCGTTCTCACATTTACGGAGGGAACCGGCAGGTGCAGAAAAGGCAGTCTTGCGGGTATCAAGCCCGGACTGGAAATCGGAAATCAGGAAGTAGGCCACGGTTTAAGTCCCTGGCGCACGGACCCTGATCGGCTGGTACGCGGACTGTCTGCGCGTCGTGTTCAGCCTAAGCATCGGGTCGGAGCGCATCTGGTTGGCCCGCAGACGGTCGTCAATCCGCTTGGCCTGTTGGAGTTTGAGTTCTGCGTCTCGCGCACCCTGTTTTGCCAACCACTCGCCAGCGGCATACAAGGCAATCATGTTGGCGTCCAGGTCTACTACGTCGTTGTCACCCGCCAGAATCTTCGGGAACGGCATACCCTCAAAGCGAAGGATTTGTTCGCCGGTCCCCGGAGTCGGCCAGACCTCGATCAGCCCTTCGCCGGTTCTCTGCCAGCGGCGTACCGGGTCCGCGTACTCGCCGTCTTCGTGGCGGTAACGGTTCCACTGTGCCGGACCAACGCCATATTCCACGTCACGCCAATGGTCGCCCTTGTCTTCCAGGACGTAGACCTCGCCGAGACGGTCCGGGTCTAGGTCGGACGGGAACGCAAAATAGCGCTTGCCGCGCTCCAGGGTAATGTCGTCGTGGCGGTACAGGTGCGGCCAGTTGAAGTCCTGGTGCAACCGTTCGTAGGTGCGGCGGACGTACTGGCGGAACACGTCAATGACGTTGCGACCGGCAGCGGCATTGCCTGACTGACCGGCTTCCTCGCGGGCCATTGTTGCGATCTGTCCGAGAGTACGTCCGCGCATGGTCTACTTACTCCTGCTTGGCTGCTTCGGCTGCGGCCTGGGCTTCTTCTTCGGCCTGGGCCTGTTCAGCGGCTTCGGCTTCGGCCTGGGCTTTCGCCTCGGCATCGGCAGCGTCTTTGGCAGGGGACTTCTTCTTCGCCTTAGAGGCGGTCGGGTAGTCAACGCCAATGTCTTTCAGGGTCGCCGGTAGGTTCGGGCGCGGGCCTGGGTAGACAGTATCAACGATGTTTTTGGAGCCTTTCGAGTCCGGTCCCGGCAACTTGCGCTTATAGGTTTTGCGCAGGCGGTCCAGTTCTTCGGCGTGTTTGCGGGTGTCCTGCTTCGTGGGGTTGATGTTCACCACGGAATCCTCGCCGTGCAGCACACGTAGGATTTCAATTTCGGCAACGGTCACGCCTGTTTTCGGCACCACATGGTTGCGGTCTCCGCCAAGGTGAACGTCACAATTAACGATTTGCATGGGCTATGCCTCGATTATCGGGGGAAAGGTGAAACGGTCCGCCGAAGCGGACCGCTGCTGCTCCCGCTTAGTTAGCGGGGAAGACCTGTACGACCATAGACGTGTTCAACTGCCGTGCAGTCAGACCACCAGCCCAAGTCATTGAGCGGTAGAGAACCATCTTGTCGTGCGGACGAGCGGGGTAGTGCTTCTTCATGTCTTCGCCTTCAATCGGACGAAGTTTGATGTTCTTCGTGTCGATGAAGTACATGAAGTCGTCACGGCCCAGGTCGTCCAGGGTCGGGTCATACTTGAAAGTGCCCAGTCCTTTCAGACTGATTTCACCCATGCTGATCTCCTGCTTTCCGCCGAAACCAGATTGGGTGTAGGTGCCTTTCGCGTCGACTTCTTCTTCCAGGCGCTCCAGTGCTTTTGAGCCACACAGGATAAGAAGGCTCGGGCTACCGTAGCGGCGAAGCTGACGGACCTGCTGACGCAAGAACCGAATCAGCGCGGACGTACCGGTGTTGATGCGGACGCCGTTGCCGGTGCCAGGTGTGCCGACGAAAGCGCGGTTGCGCCACAACGGCTGTACGGCACGGTCGATACCGCCGACTACGCCCGTGGTCGGGTCGTCCGCGATAAGGTACTGGATGCCAGGTACTTCCTTGGAATCCTGGGCGCCGTCCTGCCAAAGCATTTCGTTCATCCCGGAAGACCATCCCTCGGTCATGTCTTCCAGCTTGGTTTCCAGGATATTCGCCAGCATGGTTAGCTCGCGCTGGTTGTGCATCTTCACGTTCTTGCCGTTGGTATCGACGACCGAAATACCGTCACGGAGCAGTTCGTCCGTGGTCATGGTGATGCCCAGGTGCAGCATCTTCCAGGGGTACTTCGCCTCTTTGATCGGCGTCGGGTTGGTGAAGCTCAGGGTATCGTCGGAGTCGAAGCCTTCCAGATTGGATTGGGTCTCGAAAATCGGACGAACGGTTAGCTCACCCTTGCCGCCGGGGAACGTCTGTTGGGACGACCGCATAGCGTTAAGCAGTGGCTTTTCCTGAATGTGTTGGGCAAAGGTCTGACCTCTGTCCATGTGGTAGTCAATCGCAGCGTTAGCTACGTTGTCGATTACGGCTTGAGTCAATGGCATGTCTGCACCCTCTTATGACTGATTCGCGGCCTGCTCAATCGCTTGCATGAACGATTCAGGTGGCTGGCCTTGCGCCGAGGAAGTGCTGGTGTCCTGGCTCCGCGCGCCTGGCTTCACGGCTGGACGAGTGGGCATAGCCGCCTTCAACTCGTCTTTCACTGTCTTGTAGGCTTTTTTCGCCAACTCGACAGCCTGCTCGTTTGTCCGGGGCGGCTCTTGTTGAACCAGCAACCGCAATTCCTTGGTAACGAAACGCTGAATCCGCTTGTAATCAGGGTCGGTCTTCTGAACGTCCGCCTCCCAGGAACGAAGCGCGGCCTGTTGGCCTTCGATGATCTGGCGAGCGTTTTCATGCTGCCGGGTTTCCTGATTCTCGCGCTCACGGCGACTGGCACGTTCCGAAACAAAGTCTTTCTCGTTTCGCAACCGGGCCAACTCTTGTGCGCGGTCCTCAGAAATTACGCCTTCGTTGACTTCCGTTTGCAGGTCTTCCGGCAACCGGTAGCCAGCGAACTGATCTAAGCCCTCCATGCGCTTTGCGAGAACTTCCCTGGCTCGCGCCGGGTCATTCTTCATCATGGCTACGACTTGCAGACCGTCCGCTACTTCCTGAACCGAAAGCTCGTTCTGGTTCATAAACGTCGTGATCTTGTCGTACTCTTGCGCGCGTGGTTCCAGGCTCTCGGCCCGGTCTTTAAAGCTGTCACGTTCGCGGACCATTTCTTTCCAACGGGGGTGTTTGTGGAAGGGTTCGGGCTTATCGTCCTTACCATCGGCGGTGTCCTCACCACCCTCGTCCACAGCCTCGTCGGACTGGTCCTCGGCGTCTTCATCGTCTTCGTTCTGGTCGTCGTCCGAGTCAGAGTCTTCGCCGTCGGTGTCGTCAGCGTTCTCGTCACCATCGGCGGCACGGGTGATGGCATCCAGCAAAGTGCCTGAATCCTCGTCCGCGCTCCCTTCTTCAAACGTGTCAGTGGTGGGCGATTCCGACTGTGTATTAGCGCCCTCAAGTGCCGTTGACGACTCGGCGGCTACGTCCGGGTTTTCGGTCTGGCTTGCTGGTGACGAATCAGCATTATCGTCTCTGTACTCCGGTGGCATTGCTGCACTCCGTAGGTTGGTTTGTATGATTGTAGGCTTTGTCTGTCCGCTTTATCAACTTTTTGCGGACAGATCAATCAGGTCCGTAGAAAATAATCAGTTCCGTTGGGGCGGACGGTCCGGCAATCCACCCGACTTCGACCGGATCACTGGGCGGTGATCGCCGGTTCTCGGTGTCGATTGCGACCATCGAGCAGTCGTAATTTCCGTATCCGGGTAGCGCGTCCGCCTTGGCAACCGGATACCCATTGCCCTCAACGGTTGCCGGGATCGCGGTTACGACGTCCCCACAGGTCAGTTCATATCCGGACAGTTCGGTCGCCGGGTCCAGCGGGCTACCGTCCATCCGGGAAGTGGGGGCCTCCCACGACAGTTGGAACTCAGTGTCGGCGGCTTGGGCCAGTCCGGGGCAGTACAGCAGCCCGACCAGCAGCGCCACCAATGCGCCTTTAAGCAGAGTGATCATCAGATTACGCCTCCTTGAACGGGTGAGGACGGCCCTGCCGGACCTGTTGCCTCGTTATTCGGACCCATGTTGGCGTCCGATTCTGGTGGGCGCTCGGCGTTATCGGCACCGCCTTGTTCGCCTTGTCCGCCCTGTGCGTTGGGGTCGTCCGTAACCGGCTCCGGCGGTTGTCCTGCCAGAGAGTTCATGGCCGTGATAGACGGCATCCCGCCGACGTAGGCTTCGGCCAGGTCGATACGGTCGTCCAGGCGCTCGATTGCTTCGCGGGCCATCCAGTCCGGAGAGATACCAGGTATCTGCATCAGCAGTGGCGCCATGCGCTCAAAGTTCTGAATCTCCTGGGCCTTGTTCGGCTTGCCGGACGAACCGGCGCGAACGGTCAGCCAAAGTTCCTGGGCGATTTCGGACGCGGACAGTTCCGGCCACACCGCACCAGGACCGGCAATCTCTTTCACCGTGTCGCTGGATAGCTCAGTCAAAAGAACCTGGCTGGCCGCACGGGCCACGTCGGACAAGAAATCGTCCAGGTCGTCCACGTTGGAGCCGATAGACGTGGCGCGGGCTTGCTCGGCGATGCTGCTCTCGGTAGCGGTCGCGCCGGACGTGCCGCCCATGTTCGCTTCCTGGGTGCCTTCGACCTTGAGTATGTCGTCAAAGAAGCTGCCAACTTCGTACAGGTTCGGGTCGATGTTGATGAACTGTAGCGGCTGCACCAGGTCGGCAATCCGGTCCCCCGGCTGCATCCCATCCAGTTCGACAACAACATGCGCGTCACCGTATTGGAGGTTGGTCTTGTCGTCGCTGGACAACCGACCCTTGGGCGCTGCGTACTTGGGCCGGTTCGCGTCCCGATGCTCCCGTAGGCGCTGGCGCGAGACGTTATGCTCGACTTGCATGTGGCGCATAAGGGTTACGTCGGACGGCGGGAACAGGGAGTCCTCGTCCTCGATAGCGTTGAACACCAGCGGGAAGAACGGGAAGAATTGCTCCAGGCGAACGTAGGGGGCTTCCGGCTCTTGCAGGTAGTCCGGGTATCCGTCCGCGAACACGTAGCAGCGGCCCGTGGTCCGGTCGTACAGTTCCCACACGCAGACCTTGTGGCACTCGCCGGGGTTGCCGTCCTCGTCTTTGCTGGCCTTGGCCTGGGTAGACCCTTCCAGGCGCTTACCCTTTTCGTCGTAGGCGTTAAACGTCGAGTTCTCCAGGTCCACCTTGTAGATGCGCTTCACCTGGTCAGGTGACAGCAAGAACTCTTGGGCCAGCCAACGCGCGCCGATGAAGCCCTGTAGCTGTCGGCAGTCCGGGTCAATGATCAGCGACGTAGCCGGCGGGAAGTCCATGTCCAGGCCCTCGCGGACGATCATGTCCGGGTTCGCCTGTAGCTGCTCCATCGTCTGTTTCAGTTCTTCCATGCCCGCTTCGTAGTCCGCAATCTCGTCGTCGCGGGCGTCGGCTATCAACTGCTCCAGGGCCGCAAGCTGTTCGGACACGTCCGATACTCGGTCCGCGTGTTCCGGGCGCTGCTCGTACATGCGGTGGAAACCGAGCTTGAGGTAGCCGACACCCGTGGTCAGGGTCCGGCGGACCAGTTGCTTCATCTGCGTCTTAAACGTCGGTATCTGCTCGTTCAACTGGTGCTCGTAGGTGACTTCCAGCGTCTTACCAACTTTCTCGATCATCTGCCGCTGCTGGACACCTTTTTGCGCGTCGTCCAGGATGGCGATTTGCTGCTCCAGTCCCGGCATTACCAGGGCCAGTTGCTCCATCGGCACCCCCGGGTATTGCTGTTGAATCTGCGTAAGGGCCTGCACCGCCTGGGTCAGCTTGTCCGGGTTGCCGTCCCACACCTGAAAGTCCAGGCGCTCCCGGCGCTTGGCAACGGCTTTCGGGTTCTTCGCGTACAGAGAGGCCGTCTTGTTGCTCAGGTGCCGTAGCGTCAGGTTGGCGACATAGCGTTCTTCAACCACGTCGTTCTGGTCTTCCCACTGAATACCCCGCGCAAACGCCATGTCCTTCCGCATCCCGGAGAAAGCGTTTTCCTCCCAGTGTGCCTTCGCGGCCTGGATTCGTTTGCACCAGCCGGAGACGTAAGCCGCGCGGGACGCCTTCGGCTTTGGCACCTCCCGTTTCATGTCCTGGTTCTCGGCGGTCCGGTTCATTGCATGTACCTCTTAGCTGATTCCTGGTCCGGTTGGCGGCTTCGGATGCGTTCGGACGACTGCAAAATCCACTGGATAGAGCCGGTTTGGGGCGCGCGTTTCTTGGGGGAGATACTGTCCGCGCGGGTCTGTAGCGCCAGGCCCTTGCCAATCCAGGCCAGGAAATCTACAAAGTCGTCGTGGTCTGAGTTCGGGAACGACAACAACTGGTCCTTTGCGTCCGGCCACCAGGTAGCGAAACTCGGAAAGAACACTTTGCCCATCGAGCAACGGGCCTGGATGGCCTGGGCGCGGGTCTGCTTATCACGGACCGGCGTCTGCTCAACGATGTTGATGTAGACGGATTCCTCGGCCATGCGTCGGCGTAGGAACGGGCCGATGGACTGGCTGATGTGGCCTTTCTCCGCCCACCAGAAGATAGGCCGATGCTCGCGCATTTGCTCCAGCATGGCCTCGGTCGCGGTCTCGGTGTCGATCTGCCGCCACACTATGTCCGGCAGCACCCAAATGTTGTCGCTCTCGTCTACGCCCACACACCCCATGCACGTCTTGTCTCGGCGCTGTTCCTCAGAAACGGCGTGGTCCGACGCGGCGTAGATTTTCAGGTTGCTCGGCAGTTCTTCCGGCTCGTAGGTCCGCAGATGCTCCCGCCGGAAAAACGCGCCTTCGGGTGGCGAGGGCCGACCCATGAACAATGCCTGAAAGCCGTCCGGGTCGAGGGCCTGGTAGGACTGTAGAAATTCCTCGCTGGTCCGCTCCGGCCACAGGATTTCGCCAGGCTCGCGGCCTACCGGGTCGTCTTCCTCGGCATAAGCTGGAATGTTGATCACGGTCCACTTGGCCGCTTCTTTGGGGTCGTAGTGTTCGTTTTTCGGGTTGGTCAGTCGGCCTACCAGGTCGTCCTCATGCCAGCGGGTCATGCAGATCACGACACGGGCCGCGCCCATAAGACGGGTCATAGCGACACGGGTAAACCAGTTCCACACCCGGTCTCGGCTCGTCTTGGACTTGGCCTCCACGTCGTCCTTAACCGGGTCGTCAATGATCAGCAGGTCCGCGCCTTTACCCGTCAAGCCGGTGCCGACACCCACGAAGTTCATCACGCCGCCCGCGTCCGTCTGCAACCGCTCCACGGAGGCCGAGCCTTTCTTGAGTTTCACCCCTGGGAAGACCTGCTGGTACATCGGAGTCTTCATAATGTCCCGAACTTCCCGGCCAAAGTCTTGCGCCAGGCTGTCCGCATAGGAGCCAACGGCGACCTGGCGGTACGGGTCTCGGCCCACAAACCAGGACGGAAACCGGCGGGAGACCAGTTCCGACTTGCCGACACGCGGTTGCACGTTGATGATCAGTCGCAGAATTTCGCCGCGCTCAACTTTCTGTAGCGCGTCCGCCATGAACCGGTGGACCTTGTGTTCGTCGTACCGGCTCATGTCCGAGTTGCCCGGTTGCTCCGGGTGCGGCATGGACAGATGGGTATAGTCCAGCAAGTCCTCGCGGGCCTGTTTCACCCGCAGAAGACGTTTCGCCGCTTCTAGCTTCTGTGCTGCCGATTCCGCCATTAAACGCTCACTACGTTAGCCACGCGGACAATCGCGTCCGCCGATGCGAACCACCCATGCCCTGTGCCTTTTGGCAGTCGATGGTTGTGGACGCGGGGGTCGTTTCCGACGTAGCCGGTCCGGCCCATTTCTCCCCAACCGTGCGGCTTGCGCCAGCGCCAGGGAAAAATCCCGGTGAACTTGCGCCACCAGCGGGCCAGCAAAACCGGCGTGTCGTCCGGGTCGAACAGTACGTCGATCCGGTCGATGTGTTCGGGAAACGCATGGGACTTGTGCAGCACCGGAGAGACCAGAACCAGGTGCCGAATTTGAGAACCCATTTCCGCTGCCTGGACCGCAGCCCACGCACCGTTGGAGTAGCCCACAACTACGTCACCAGGTTTGACCGCCTCCTGGACCGCGTTGATAGCGCGGCTGTTGCTCAACGGGACCAGCACGTAGCCGTAAGCCACGATCTGAGCGTCCCGTCCGCGAGCGCGTAGCACGTCCCTAAGTCCTCGCATGGTGGCCTTGCCCTTATTGAGAGACCGTATCCCGTGTACCAGCTTCACTCCCATCGCCTGCGCACTCCACTGTGAGTTTGTTGGGTCCGGTAGCAGCGGCTACGCGGGCACGGAACAGTTCACGTTCGTTCTGATCTGCCGTGCAGTATTCGTTCACCAGCCCGCCAAAGCGGTCGCCCGCGTCCGTAAACGCCAGAACAGTTCCGGCGGTGCCCATCGCCTGACAACCGGCCAGTGCGGTAGCGGCGAATACGGCAAGTAAGATTGATTTTGCAGTGTCCATATCTATGCCCTCTGTTGGGTATTGTTGGTCTGTCTGCTAAGTGTCGGTCCCTTTTCCGGACATTGCAAGCAGCGCAAATTCCAGCGACACGTAATTCTGTTCCCCGTCCGCCGTACTCAGTGCGCCCCACGTTGCCGGGTCACCCGGGACGTTAGACCGCCGGGTGTCCAGATGCAGGCCCACGCCGCCGGACCAGTCCGGGTATAGGCCGATGCCTGTAAAGCCGATTTCTTTTGCCAGCGCAATCGCGTACTCCGCGTCCTCGCGGTAGACAATCCCTTCCGGGAAGCAGTCGAGCGCCCGGCACTCGTCGTAGCGGTCTACGTTGTGCTGGCTTTCGGAATCCCCCAGCCTGCGGCCCAGTGCGAACTCGTTGTTGCTGATCCGGACGCGCTGGCCCCACTGGAAGCGAAACACGTCTGTCAGGACCAGAAGGCGCGGGCACATGAAGTGCCACCAGTCCTCTTTACGGTACTTGGTCGGCCCGAACTCGTAGGGCTTGAAGTAGTGCAGGTGCAGTACGTCGTTATTCCGTGGCATCTCGATCCTTAACCATCAGTTCAATGAGTGTGTCCAACTTGGCGTTGGTCCTCGCGGTCTCGCCCTTGAAGTAACCGGACTCGGACAACCCCCACATCAGGACGCCCGCCGTGAAGCTGACCACGGCTCCGGCGGTGACGACTACCTTCCAGCCGCCCCGGCTCTGGTTGTAGCTGGTCATAAGATGGTCCACTTTATCCAGAATCAGATTTAGGGACGTGTCTGTCCGCATTTCAAACCTCGTTTGTCGCTCTTCCACTCCGCTGACCCGGCTCTCAACAAACGAGGTTTGTCGCTCTTCCAGTCCGCTGACCCGGCCCTCAAGACGGCCAAGGTGCTGACTGACCCCGTTCAGGCCATTCATATCTCCTGCGTTTGTCTGTCGCGGTTGATCAGGCATGTAGTCCCCTTAATCCAATACTGCACCGATGAATGTAATGTCCACGTCCTGCATGTTCAGGATTCGGGCTGCGCCGATCACAGCAGGACCAGCCGCGCCACCCGCGCCGGGTTCGCCCGTACCGCCGAGTGAGCTAAACTGATTTTGAGTGCTGCCGTCTCGTCCGGGGTAGCCGTCTTGCCCAGGAAGTCCGCCGCTACCGCCGTTGCCGCCGTTCGCGTACTTGTCGCCGTCCTGGTTGTCGTTCACCTTCACACGGCCACCGTTAAAGGGCAGGTTCGGCGTTACGTAGTTGGAGGGCAGTTGACCAGGCGTAAGAACACTGCTGAGACCAGGTTCGGACGGCTCGATAGTCTCTCCCCCGTAGTTGCCGCCCCCGGACCCGGCGCTGAACTGACCCAGGACGCCCGCGTTACCACCGCCGCCACCGGCACGTCCCCAGGTTCCAACGCCGG